ACGGGCGCTGCGCTCAAGGCGGTCAAGGGTTGCCTCGGAGTGCTGGCCCGGTGCGGGCGAGATTGTCTCAATGGTGCCGTTCTGAATCACACCACGGATGCCGCTCTTGCCATCGGCGTTCTGAATGATCTTGGGCGAGACACCGTTGGCGCTCGGGTGGGCAACCACCCACTCATCGGGGAACACGTTCCGCATGACAGCGATGGTGTTGAGAGCGTCAAGCTTGGCCTGCCGCTGGAACATGCCCATCATGGCCTCAAACTTGGACATGACCTTGTCAAGTGCGATGCGGGTGGGCACGACCACGGGGCAGATGCCTGCACGGTTGGGAACACGGTCAAGCACGATCTGGCTCACGCCGGTCTGCTGCGTGCCGCTCATGTAGTTGCGAGCCTCGGGAGCTGCGCCGAGGGCAACCAGCACCGTCTCTTCGGCGTCAACGTACTCAAGGATGTCAAACAGGTCACCGTCGTTGGCCTTGCCGGTGCGAAGAACGGCGGCTGACTCGGGGTAGTTCATCTTGATCCACGCCAGAGGGCGAGCGTCCTTGAAGATGCAGTCGGCTGGCTCCATGTTGTCCGGGTCAATGGTGTCGCTCGGGAACGTGTGCAGCGGATTGCGAACTCGCCAGAACGGGATCTGCCGCTTGTCGTTGGGGTTGAGCGACACGGGCGAGATGGAAACGGGCGAAGAAGCGTAGGCAACCTGGTATCGGGCCCGACGACGCATCTTCATGTTCATGTCGTTCATGTCAAACCAGCCAAGGGCAGCCAGACGACGCTTGCGTGCCTTCTCCTGCGAACCCTCGATCCCACCACGGAGGGCAGGGAACTGGATGTCGGGCATGACGGAGGCGACTCGAAGAGAGAACTGGTCAATCCCTTGGGCCAAGAGGTTCGCCACGGCAGGCTTCTCGTTGGCGTCAAGCTCGGGGAGCGGAACGGTGACCTCGTTGTTGTAGTGAGACGAGATCTCGCCCATGCGGGACAGGTACGACCCACGAACCCGTACACGTTGTGTATACAGGCTCGCTACTTCTTCGGCGGTTTTTGCCATCAGCCGACCCAGCTCGGTCGCCACGCAGATGTCATGGCGTCATGGGGAACGGAGAGGTTGGGAAGATTCCACTCAAAGAACCACTCAGCCATTACGCAGTCATCCGTTCTGCCGTGCGGGTACTTGGTTACCTCGTCAATCAGTCGCATTGCTACGACCTTGCCATCGCCTCGTCCTGGCAAACGGACCCGCCCGAATCGCCAGTGTGGAGCTATGGTTTCGACTCCATAGTTGGGGTCTGACTTGTTCCTGCTAGTCGTGTGGGGCAGGATGTCAACGTCATTCATCCCGCGCCAGCGACGGACGTGATCGTATTGTAGCATGAACCGTTGCGCCGCATTTGCTTCGACTATCCAAGTTGTGATAGGGAAGCCCAACATGCGGCTGGCGTCCTGCCACTCGTCCATGACACCAACGAATCTGCCCTTGTCGGCGGAGTAGTCAAGGAAGTCCGGGGCGTCCATCTTGCGGCGGAGCAGGTCAATCAAGTAGCGCCGCTCAGAGTTGGGATCGTAGATCCACCACTGGACCGACCAGAAGTTGGTGGGGCTTGGGTCAGCGGTGGCTACGCTCAGGCATTGGCTTGGGTCGAGTCCTGCGGGAATCTCCAAACGGTCACGGTCTTTGTCGATGCAGCCGACGTATTGATCGTGGCCGTAGACCCAGGCGTTGGGGACAAGAACCTCAGTGGGGTCCACGTCTTGCTGTTGATAGAGGACGGTGAAACGCTCACCCCGGTTCGCCATGAGGGTTGAGACCTTGGACCACGGGATTCTTCGGGGAACGAGCAGGCATCCTCCGGGGTAGGGGTCGCCTGACTTCTTGTGGTTCTCGGGATCGTCGCACTTCTCTTCGTAGTGAGCTTTGAAGATGATGTGGTGGTACTTCTTGTCCTTGCGTCCTTCTCCGACACGCTCAGTCACCTCGCCTTCGTCAAAGTCGTCATCGTCATCGCCGGGAGCGGTCATGTCGAGGGCGAACCTGTAGAGGTCGTCTGAGCTGATCCGCTGGCCCTGCAACACTAGCAGTCCACCTGGCTCAAGACGTGTCTCGCACACGTCTTGGTACACGTCCTGCAACGCTTCCTTCTGCTCAAGCGTACGCATCTTGCGGGGGTCTACAAGGTCGTCCCACATGACGAAGTCGTAGCGTCCACCGATGAACGCCGTGTCAATCCCGTACGCCGACCACGTCGGTTCCTTCTCGGAGATGGCGCCAGTCTCGTCATGCTGCATGACCACGAACGCTTCGTTGGTCCAAATCTCTTTGTCGGTGGGTCGGAACCTTCCAAAATCCCCAGCGAGGGTAGCGATCGCATCTTTGCTGTCACCACGCTTGACCGAGTTCGTTTCGCCCTTCTCGGGGAACGGACGCTCCAACGTACGCTTGAGACGCATGACGTTGCGCTTGGCAAGGCTCATGGTGGCCGAACCGATCATCCCTCGGATGGAACGGTTACGACACGTCAACCACGCAGGGATGTCGTGAACGAACGTGACGGTCTTACCCGAACCAGGGGGGGCGTTGATGACAACGTATTCCTCGTTGGGCGAGTCAAGCAGCTTGACGATGGACTGTGCTGCCTCTTCCTGCCACGGCATCGCAATGCGACCGAAGTACCGCTCTTGGAAGTACGAGAAGTCCTCCAACGCACGCTTGGCTTCGGCGCTGAGATCCGAGTATTTCAGGGGGTTGGGGAGATCCTCGTGGGCCTTGACCAGTTGCAGCTCTCGACCTTTGACGTTGTCCTTCTCCCGATGCTCAAGGCGCTTGGCCGTAGAGACAGAGATCCCGGCTTTCTGTGCGGAAGCAGCCTGTGACCACCCAGCCTCGCGCAGCGCCCAGAACTTCTCTTTTTGAGCAGGAGTTGTTGCCAACGCTTATCCGATCTGATACATTGCGGGAACCAACCTCCCTTGGTGCGAGCGCGGAACCCCTTACGAAAGTTTGGTGGTTCCCTCGCGTCCCTACGCAGCAGGCGGAGTAGTAGGGGGAGTAGCCTCCGCAGGAGGCGAAGAAATTTTTGTAGAAGAGAGCTTCTTCTCGGGAACAAGTGCCGCCGAGATCTGAGAAGGTTGCAGGTAAGTGGGGGCGCCGATGGCTCCGAGCAGCACCCCAGCGCGCGGGTACTTGTGCTCGATGAGACGAATGCCGGACCCGTAGGCGATTGCCACCAGGCTTCCGATGGCCGCAACCACGGCGGGCTGGCTGATCCCTAGGTGGGCAAGCAGCGATGCGCCAAACCCGACGATGATGGGGGTCACGGAGCGAACGATGGACCGGGCAAGGTCAGTCATGGAGATTCCTCTCATCCCGCCAATACTGGCAGACGAACTCATCATGGATGTGTCGGCCCTTTGCCAACAGCTCGATGGTAGCAGCCTCCACAATGGTCCCGCACTCTTCGCATGACAACTTGTACGTCTGCACGCCTAGATCTTGCCACACCCCGCCGCTCACCACACCCCCCTTGACAGCATCATTCATCTGTGCATGGAGCAAGGTAGAAACTAGAACCTGTTCTCTTTTGTCCTACCACTTGGTAAGTGACCCCTGACCTGCGGAAACGTCTGCGAGCAGTGCTCTTTTTTAGGGCGTGTGATACGATGCGGAGGTCTCCAAGCGACCAGGACCGACAAAGCGGGTGCCCCGGAGAAACACCTTCCCGACCCGGAGTCCTGGATCTAGCTTGTCCCGAGTGATGCTGCCGCCCTTCGGTTGCCCTGCGCCTCGCTTCGCTCGTTGCCTGCTTGCCAGCGGAGAGTCGGTGGACGCAGCCTGATCCCGTGGTGGTCTTTTGGTGGAGCTAGAAATGACCCCACTGTGTGACGCTTATATACGGGGCCTCGAAGGGTGCCCGTCTCGGCACTTCCCGGGTCAGTCGCTGGTGATGCTGTCGGACTCGTTCGTTGTAGTAGTTAGTGAGACAGAATCACGACGAACGGAGGGTAATCAGTGGAGGCCCCAAGCATTAGCATAGGCACCCCCACCCCACCCCCGAGGTACTGCATCCCATCCCAACGTCGACACAACCTAGACACGCACCGGGCCAGCTCGAGCACGACCTAGCTGCCGACAGCCTGCCACCGGCGCCGCGTTTGTATTGAGTTCACACTTGAAAAACATGTCTTGAATCTATAGACATTCCACTCGCGATTCATTACAGTGACAGCATCACTACTACCGG